CAAAACTACTAAATCGCTGGTCGATAGTATCAGAGAGTTCTCTTTTAACTTCTTCGGCTTTTGCTTTAGCAGCGTTGAGACCATCTGTGAATTGGTTGACCAGCTCCTCTTTTTGACGATCAAAAGCGAGATCCGCATTCTTGAGCTCTCTTGCTAACTGACGCTCAAAATCATCATGAAGTTGCTGAGCTTCGCCTTTGACTGCATCACTCACTGCGTTACCAATTGCATTGGCAAGTCCAGACTGGAATTGACCGAAGCCGATAGATTTCAGCTTCTTGGCCATCGGTGAGTAAGTGTATTTAGTAATCTTCTTGCGCACATCGAGGTTGTAACGCTCATGGAAGATACTCACGACATCGAATATTTGGACAGGCACGTCACTCTGACCGACAACCTCAATCTCAAGGCTATCTTCCATCATGTCACAGAGCGATGTTCGATAATACTGCTCACCATACCTCCGAAGGCTCGCTTCATCCTTCACATCCTGATCATTAACCTCAATCACATCTTCGTAGATTTGACTGTACTTGTTAATGAGTGGACTATCAATCGTAACCGTGAATGTACGATCAGGCGCCTTCTCTCCCTCACCTTTTACAGTAGCGATGAAAGTAATTCGAGTTTTCAGAGATTTAGTAGAGGTCTTGTGCTGATAGCTAGAGAGGTTTTTCTTGTACATAAAAAGCGATTCATTTTCTGAACCGCCTTTTTTCAAAAGTCGAACCTGGTAACCATGACGAACAAGGTCTCCACCCCATTGACCGATAATCGAGTGCTTATCTTTCGCGAATGCTTCCATAGCATTCTTGGAGCCAATATTAAAATTGTGTCTATCTTCAATATCAGAGAAGAATGAGAACGGATTGTCACGAGTGATACTTCCAGCGAAGCGACTCAAGGCAGTCGAACCAGTCTGTCTATCCAATGAGATAGGATTGACCACATAGTTATTCAAGAGGGTGAACACCTGGTTCGCATAGACTTGAATATAGCCGTGCTTCTTCTCAACCTCAAAAATCACGAAATCCTGTTCACCGTGAAGATCATCAGCCGTTAGGAATGCCTCTTCCTTTAACTTCTCCCACAATGGATCAGAAGTCGGAAATCGGAAGCTCAATTGGTAGGTGCTATTCTCCTCTTGAACAATTTCATCAGAATAAGCAGCGTTCAGAGGCATATTCCCATTTGTTAAATAAATCAAATCTTATACCTCCAATTCGGGCGAATAGTGATCTTACGGACGGTTCCAGTGAATGAAATACCAACCTTACCAGTCGGAATTTCTAAGAACCCTCCACGCTTCCGAAGTGTGTTCTGAACTGCACCAGTAGCGTTATAGATATTCTGCTTACCTTGCCTACAATCAATCGTAGCCTTTGTCTTAATCGCAAGATACATGGTCTTACGGCCAATAGTAAGGGAGATATCACCATCCCCCTCGACTTCAATGATTGGTTCCGAATAAATCGTCCCAAGATTATTGATTGTCCCAGACGCAGTCAGAACAACAGGTTCTACAGTTTTTTGATAACGGAAGGGTTGCATGTCTAACTTGATTGCCAATTCCCAACCATACATGCCTTTGGGAATGATTTCGGTATCTAAGAAATCAGCATAGAAAAATGAATCTGGTTGGTAACTAAATTCTAAGCGATTCCCAACTGGTTGAAACTTTTCAACCAAGGTTGCTAAATCAGCAAATCGCTCAAAGAATACTCGGATAGTTCGTTCGTAATTGTCGAAAGCACCTTCTTCTTGGTTGTAGCTACCATTCATACCATACGGTTTCGTTTGCTCTGCGAAACGAGGGCTGGCAGAATGGATCGTTCCAAAATCTACGACCACACAATTTCTTAATTTAGTTGTTGAGAAATCATTCACTTTTAAATAATTCGCCATTAAATCCCCTCCCTTCTCATAATATTTCCTTGATAGCGATAAGAGTTCTCTGCGATTACTTGACCATCTAGATAAGTGTTGGAATCCTTATCTAATAATTTGCCAAGCAAAATCTCTACACTTTCTTTCAAGCTGACAAGTTCAGTCACGATAGCTTTAACACTGCTATCTGCTGAATGGTTAGCGAAACCACTACTAGAATATGTAGATTGAGGATAACTAGAACTTCGATTTCTCTCCTTGAGTTCTTGAAAACGTCTGGTTAGATGAGAAATTTTAGTATCTTCAAATCCAATACCTTTTTCATAATTCGGAATGCCCAAGCGATTCATCAAACTACGAGTTTTACCAGCTCGTAAGACCTTTGTGCCAGGGGGCAATGGTAAGACTACGTTGCGCCCTTCTGGGATGAAGGATGTTCCATCTGGTAATGTAATCAACTCTTTATAGAGTGTACCACGTTGGTCATTGACCGTCGCAAGACCACCAGGGTGATTATCCGTACCTTTAGCGTGTTGTTCAGTAAAATGTCGTGTGATGATATCAATAAACTTAACAGCTGGCAAGGACATCAACCCTGACCATACACTGTTAACCGCGCTACTTGTGTTATCTTGTGCATTGATGCTTATCGGACCATTCTGCTTAACTGCATTGACTGCATTACTTGCAGCGTTAGCCTCTCCTTGAGTTTGGTTTGTCGCATTGATATCAATTGGACTGTTTTGCTTAACTGCGTTCACTCCTGCGCTTGCAGCAGAAGAAGGATTCCCAGTTAAATCTACTGCGTTGATGTCAATCGGACTAGCTTGGTAAGGAGCGTTCACGTTTGAATTTGCTGATTGAGATGCTTCTGCGGTGTTATCATTGGCATTGATAGCAATCGGGCTCTCTTGTTTGATGGAATTTACGCCATAAAGCACAGATTCAACTATACTTGGTGTCTTGTCGATCGCTTCGATCGGTAATTGCTTACCAGTCATCATATCGATACGTCCTTGAACTACCTTAATATCATTACTAGCTAAATCTTTTAAAGTTAATGCTTTCTCGCTCGGCGTCATTAAATTCCATTGAGTTAACGCTTGTCTAGCGCCTTCTGCACTTCGTAGAAAACTGTCATTTTTTCCGAGGATTTCTTTTACCTCTGCAGGCAAAGCATTCCATTGTGCCATCATCTCTTTGCTATCCAAGATAGCTTGTACTGCAGGTTTGCCATTCACGATCAATTCTTTTTGCTCAGGAGAAAGTTGTTCCCATTGACCGTTCGCTACTAAAGCTTCACCAATTGTCAAACGAGCGTTAGTCTCAAGATTCGCTTCTTTAAGAATGAACTGCATAGCATCCCATCCGCCTTCTGCTTCAAGGGCCTTTTGAACTTCTTCGACTGCATTCGTTTTCAACTTACCAGTCTTTTCATCCCAAACCATAGCATTCCATTGAGTGTTTGCAAGCTTCATTGATTCAGTTGCATCTTTGGCAGTTTGCGCCCACATGCTATGGCCTTCTTGTACTTTCGAGAAAGTGTTCTGGAATTTAATAGCCATTTCATCATAAGTCAAGCCCATTTCCTCAGCTCTCGATTTAAGCTGATTCATAATGCCTGATAACGCTTCTGGGCTAACTTTCAAGGTTTTTAAAAGTCTACCTTGCAAATCATTCCATTTCTGGCTATATGCTTCCATTTTAGCTGTGTGCTCAGCTTCCAATTGCTCTATTTTGCTTTTAATCTCAGCACGAGCTTTAACAGATTTTTCATCTTCGCCTTTGATTTGTTCCATGAGCTTCTTGTATCCGTCCAAGCGTTCTTTATAAGAAGCTTGTTCTTCTTTCGCCCATTTCTCAGTTAATTCAGTGGCTTTTTTAAGCTGTTCTGTATTTAATTCATCAGCTTGACCGTTGAAAGCCTTTATCATGTTGATGCGTTCTTCACCAGAATACTCCATCAATTCTAGCTGAGTGTTAATTAGTTCATTCTGATTAGATAGCACAATTGCTTTTTCTTCCTCAGAAAGCTTACGGTGATTGTTCGCAGCATTTTGATAAATCTGAATAACTTCATCAGACATTTGTTGAACGTTGTTTTTAATTTGGTCAGCATGGCTAGAAATTTGCTGGATCGTCTCTTCGCTCAAGCCTAACTTATGAGCTAAATCGATGTCCTTCGCTAAGTTTTCATCAGCTAATTTTTGAATTTCGGTTGCTAGTTTTTGGACTGCAGTTGTAACTTTATCAATCCCGTCTGAACTTGTTCCAAAGACTGTCATAGCTTGATTCGCTTCATCCACTTTATCCTTAAAGTTTTGAAGTTGACCAGCTTGTTCTTTGCTGACACTAGCGCCCCATTCTTGAGCACGTTGTCTTGCTTCATAGGCTTTATTTGCAAAATATGCAGCTGCTGCAGTTACAGCAACCAAAGCAACAGTGGCTAACCCAACTGGGGTCACTAAAAATCCAAGCGCGCTACCGAGCAAACCAGTTCCTGTGCTTGCTCCTGCTACTGCAGTTTCCATTGCACCAGCCGAACCAGCTACTGCTTTCAGACTACTTGCTACGCCACCTAAATCTTTAAGGTATTTAAAAGAACCACTTAAAATACCAATTCCTTTGGATAGTCCACCGACAGCTTTAACAAAACCACCAATAACAGAGATACCACCGCCTAATAACTTCAAGGCAGGTCCAGCTGCTGCAGCTATCAATCCCCATTTGATGATATTTTGTTGTTGTTCTGTCGATAGTGAACTGAACTTTTTAGCCAAATCAGCAAGATTGCTTATCCATGGTTTTACTGCATCAAGGCCACTTCGAAGCGCCTTGATAAGAGGTCCGCCAAACTCAATCGCGATGTCTGTCAACTGATTCTTAAACATACGTAGTTGAGACTCAGTAGTCTCGTAGCGTTTGTTTGCTTCGTTAGTTAAGGCAGTATTTTCTTTCCATGCCTGATTTGAACGTTGGACTGCAGCACCCATCTTATCTGAAGCCAGTGCCAAAGATTTTAGCATGTTACTTTGACGAACACCTGTCATACCAAGCTGCATCAAAATAGCGTTCATGTTCACGCCTTTATCTTGTGCTTCTTGAAGTCCCTTAATAAAGGATTGCAAAGCGACAACAGGTTTCTCTTTCCAAGCCTGTTGGAATTCCTCTGATGTCATTCCTGCAGTCTTAGCAATAAGATTTAAGTCATCTGCTGCTCCCTTTCCTGTCAATGAAACGGCATTACCAATCGCGGTCAGTGTCTGAGTCATAGCAGTACCACCTGCCTCAGCCTCAATACCAACCGAACTCATAGCAGTAGCAAGACCTAAGATGTCTGCTGTACTTAATCCAGCCAACTTACCACCTGCGGCCAAGCGGTTGGTCATCTCTACGATATCTTTTTCAGTCGTTGCAAAGTTATTCCCAAGATCTACAACGGCTGCACCAAATCGAGAGTATTCGTCCGACGTTAACCCCATAATGTTAGCGATCTTGGCAATTGCTGTTGCAGCTTCTTCGGCGCTCAAGTTTGTTGACTCTCCCATATCGATCATGGTTCGAGAGAATGAGAGAATATCTTCGGTCTTGATACCTAACTGTCCGGCTACTTCTGCTACGTTGGCAATTTCTACTGCACTGGCTGGCAATTCTTTAGCCATCTGACGAATGCCGTCTGATAGCTTTTGATAAGATACCGTCGCAGTTTCGTCCACTGTTTTCTTAACTCCTGCAAACGCTGATTCATAATCAATCGCAGCCTTTAACACGATACCTGCGCCTGCCACAATTGGAGCAGTAACCCCACGAGTCAATGCAGATCCGAATCCAGAAACAGTTTGACCAGCTTGACTTATTTTATTTCCAATTTCTTGCGCGCTTTTTCCAAATTTAGTAAATGCACTATCATCGATATAAGCTTGACGCATAGATTTTGCCAACTGCTCATAGCGATTTTGCAATTCTGCAACTTTAGCAGCAGTCGCAGTCATGCTAGCACCTGCTTCAACTAACTTTTGTTTTTGTTCAGCTGTTGCAGTTGAAACATCTCCAATACTAGCTTTTAGTTGGTTATATCGTTCGCTTTGTGAACTTAGCAATTTTTGGTAAGAGCCCAGAGCTGACCCAGTCTGTGATAAGAGAGACTTTAAGTTGCTGACATTCTTGCCAGCGCCTTTGAAGTTGTTCTCCATCGCTTTCAAAGAGTTATCAACACCCTTTAGATAGGTTTTTAACCTCCCAACATTTGACTGAAAAGGAGCGACATCCAAGGTAGCGGTAGCGACTATTTCACCAATATTACTTGCCATTCATTCTCCTTTCTACCCAAAAAGGAATGGAAAGGCCTTGTCAAGGGTCGTCTCTTCTTCCTCTTTGCTTTCTTTTATTTCTAAAGCTTGCACCATCAAATCAAAATCTGAAAGGCGCATGCTTTTAATGTCATGGATAGTATATCCTTGACTCATTAGCGATTGAACCCAAACTAATAAATTATTTTGAGCTTCTTTAGGGCTTAGCCCTTTTTCTTCTTTTTTCCCTCGGCAGTCTCTTTTTCTTCTTGTTTTCCACCGAGCGCTGCCAGGTATAGTTCGTTCAAAATTTCAAGAGTTTCAACACTTGCGCCCTTCAAATCATCTGCATCGAACTGCTCACCGTACATTTTCACGAACATATCAAGATACGCTTCATTCAACTCGCGATGTTTGGCAGGATTTAGCAAATCTTCCTTCTTTTCGTACAAAGCAGTTTGACGGACTTGGTGTTCTAACGCCAGAAGATTGTCTTCAACATTGACATAATCTTTAGAGAACTCTTTTAGAACCCCACCTTTTTTAAATTTAATTTCAAACATTGTTTACTCCTTAAAAATAAAGGCTTGGAATAACCAAGCCTATTCTTATGCGTTTTGTCTTACTGCGCCTGATTCAGCGGTTGCTGTTCGTTCAGAACTAGAACCGCTTACGACTTTGGGAAGACGAGTTTACGGAATTCAGATTCTTGGAATTGTGGGTTGTCTTCACGACCAACTACAATTACAAGGCCTTCGTCTTCGTCTCCACGAGCTACGAAGCTTCCAGATACCGTATCGTTTTTTGGATCTGGTGAACCGTCTTTAGTTTCCAAATCCATGCCTGGAAGTGAGAATTTACCTTTGAGAAGACCGACCCAGATACCTTTACCGTCGTCACCAGTTGTACGGAACAAGCAAGCGATATCGTTTGGTGTCATCTTCTTGCTGTACTTTTCAACACCATTTTCAACAGTGATGCCATAGAAGTCTTTACGAGCATCACTACCCAAATCCAACCATGATACTTCAAGAGTTGTTCCAGTGATACCAGAAGACAATACAACGTATGGTCCATCATCTGCTGTAATAGTGTTCAATTCATTGGTGATATCCAGTTTTGCCGATTTAATTCCTGGGATTTTTTTAGTTTCACCCGTGACAAGGTTTTGAGAGTTCAACACCCCATATTCAAAACCACGTAAACCAAATTTAACTTTAGACATTTATTTATTTTCCTTTCATTTCTTCGAGATTACTCCAATCAAAAAGACGATATTTTCGGACGTTCATTAACAATCCAATATCGTCATCCATGTATCGAGGTTTCTCATTAGCTGTGTAGCGTTCAAAACCACTACTTTCTAGCACCGCATCCATTCTTTTAGCAATCTGATCCGCTTGTTTAGCATTCTTGCACCAAAAATTGATTGTGATACGTTGTTCCGTCGAGATGATTTCATCATCTGCATACTTGTGAGGTGCTTCGTAAGTTAAATAAATTCTTGCAAACGGAGCAAGTTCTTTTTGTTTTAAGTTTGTAGGTTTTTCAGGAATATCATAAGTAAAGATACCTTGTTTGTAACCAGGAAACTCCTTACCCCTAAACTGATCGAAGAGTTTATTTAATTCTTCATCTGCTACTAAGCGTTTATAAGCTTCAGTTTCAGCAATCATTTACTCAACACCTCCCTCATTTTTGATTTATAAATTGATTCAGCGCGAGGAGTGACTACGTTAATAGTCTTTTCCTCGAAATCTTGTGCTTTCTGATAAATCGTTCCACTATCTGGATATTTCGCACGCCATCCAGTAGCACGACCATAACCAATATCCTTTGAAGGAGCATCTCCTCCCCCTTTGAAATTGCTGATTCTTATATCTTCACTCAATCGAGTGAGAGTGGGTTCATCAGATACAGGAGTATTTACTTCAAGCTCTTCCTTGAACTCTTGAGCTACCTCTGTGACAGCTTCGCGAGCCACTCTTGGTGCTTTAGCTTCTAGCTTCGTAAGATTACCAAGACAAAGATCCAATCCTTTTGTCATGACACCATCACTCCCTTAATTAAGTCAATTTCCTTGTTTGCATGATCTCGTTCGATGGCGACGATTTGATATTCATTACCATCGAAATCTACATAACAAGAATTGTCAAAAGGAAGTTTTGGAAGATGACGAATTAAGAATGTTTTAGTGTCTTTGTGCTCTACCAGTCCACCAGCTTTTGTGACAGTTGCGCTTTCTCTAAAATCCTTGATAGATGTTTTAGAAACTTCTGCCCAGCAAGTATACAAGTCCTTCCTTTCGAAGTCTAGCACTTCTCCATCTTCATTCTGTCCGCCTATTCTTTGAAAAAAAGTAATGCGAACATTCATCTTACGTGTCCGCATTGACTTCCCTCCTTGTTCGAAGTTGATGGATAATGTTCAGGACACCATTTGCTAATGGATAGCGCATGCTATCTGCTGACATCCCACGATGTTCATACTCTTCTTTGACTTGCTTTTTGACAGCAAGTTGAAACTTCGCATAGTTTTCAAAATCCTCTGGCTTCGCATTAGCATCGATAGCGAAGCAGATTTGCTCTTGCGCTGATTCAATCATTTCTTTGATGATTTCATCTTCGAAATCATAATCGATTTTGCAATAAAGCTTCACGCTCTCTAATAATTCTTGTTTAACAGGCATAGATACCTCCTATCAAACTACTAGAGCTAGAAGCTCCGATTTATTAGCCGATGGATTATAACTGATGTTCTTACTATCTAGATAATCCATGATTTCTTGCTTGGTGCTACTTGCGGTTGGTACTGCTAGAGTTACCGCTGACCGTGAGACACCCCCACTAATTGGGGGAGCCTTAGGGCATAGTTACGAAATAACCTGCTTTTGCATCTGCTTTCTTCACATCAAAGCGCACAACAGCCTGCAAGTATTGACCGTAGATTTCATTGTCAGTCCAGCGAAGACCGAGGTCAACACGATCGGCAAAGAGTACAGCGCGTTGCACATCACCTACAAAGGCTTTAGCTTCACCAGCTTCGCCAAGGACAGTATCAGCAACTACAAACACTGGATGTCCAAGGAATACTTTTCCTGATGCAGAAACGATAGAATCTTGAAGCAAGTAGCGACCGTTCTTGTCTTTCAATGTGTCCAGTTTTTGATAGAAGCTTTGTGAAACTACGAATGATACATTGTATGCTGGGTCGAGGTCAACATTCAAGATAGCCTTGATAGCATCCAAATCTGCTGCTTGTTTAGCTTCAAATGTTTTTAAAACACCACCGATTGCATCGTTAGTAGTATTGACTTTGATTTGGTTAGCTGCTTCAGCAACAATTGCAAGCAAGTCAACATCTGCGTCGTCAATTGCTTCTTGTGAAAGTGGAATAGCACCACGATAAGTTTTAACCTTCCATGTAACATCTGTGAATTCTGGCTTAGCAAGAGCTGGATTTTTTTCTAGTTCTTCTACGCTTGCCATCTTAGATGTGGCTTGCTTAAGAATAGGGTATGAACCTTCACCCTTAGATGCTTTGTGAATTGTCACAAATTGTTTAAGGTCAAGAACAGTCTTAACTTCACGAATTGGTGTAGTAACAATTTCTTTGCTAGTTACTTTTTCAGTCTTGTCTTTCTTCAATCCATCTTGTGTTGGGTTGACTGCTTCGTTCATAGGCACAAGAACTTCGTCTTGACCTTCAAAACGCAGACCTTCATTACGAATACGACCTTTAGAACGAATGAATTCATTTACAGATTCACGATAAGATTTACCTTCTGTTTTTACTTCGTGTTTTTCACCAGCTGCGTGCGCACCAGCTCCTTCTTCTGCGATTTCATAAGCCTTCAAGTTGTTTTCCACTTCTTCTTTTTGTGATTTCAAATTGTCAATTTCAGCACGAATTTCACGAGCTTTTTCAAGATCATCAGCATTCAAAACGGATTTCAATTCTTCTGTTTTTGCAGTAATTTCAGCACCAATGTTAAAAATCTGTGCCTTGAGTTGTTTCATTTTTTCTTTAAACATACCTTCTTTTCTCCTTTTGGGTATAAAAAAGAGAGCTTAAAGCCCTCTAAGTAATTCTTCTTTTTCAACTTCTCGTAGCATGTTTTGGATTTCAGACTTACGCTTGCTACGGTTAGCGTAGAAGTCATCAATAACTGCTTGTGGCAACAATCCATTCTCTAGGCTCGCTACTGCACCAATATCTTCAAAGGTCATCACTTCATCTGCAAAGCCTTTTTCAACTGCTTCACTAGCCGACATGAAGGTTTCGTTCTTCATCATATCGATGATAACTGATTCTTCCAATCCCGTTTTAGCAACATACGCATTCACGATAGCTTGGTCGCTAGATTTTAATGCATTAGAAGCTTTGTCTAAATCATCGCTATTACCAGACACATAACCATACAGCGCTTTGTGAATCATAATCTGTGCTGTTGGACTGATAAGCACTTTATCAGCTCCCATGATTGCAACACTAGCAGCGCTTGCTGCCATTCCTGTTACTTCCACAATCACATTCCCTGGATAGCTTTTTAAAGCTGTGTAGATTTCACTTCCAACCGTTACGAGACCACCGTTGGAATTAACTTCCAAAACGATATCGCTATTGTCTTCTGGGAAAGCATCCGTGATAGCTTTAGCACTGACCGCTTCCAAACCAAAATAGTCGTAAGCTTCCTGACTATTATTCGGAATCAGTGGACCTTTCATCTTGATTCTCTTTGGCATTCCTTGTCTCACCTCCTTTCATTGCTTGATATTCTTCTTTCTTGTCCAAGAAGACATAGTTCAAACTTGACTGGTAACGGTCCATATTAGGATCAGTAGAACGTTCTTTACCGAGTTCAATCAAAGCCTGGTTAGGTGTTAAGATTTGATTGTTTACAAGTTTTACAATCTCATCTACATTCCTACCAGTCACGCTGCGAGTGTCAAAGTCAACGCGATACTTCCTACGCTCTTCATCATCGAACACTTTCAAAGCCAATTCGCTTGTGATTGCATCGAAATAGAACGGAAGATCATTAGTTACATAGTCTTCCGTCAATTGAGCGACAGATTGGTTAGGACTATTGACTCCTAGTTTGAAACTAGGAACTCGCAAAGCTTTAGCAATCTGTGCGGTTGAGAAGTTATTCGATGTAATCAACTGCAAGACATTCGTATCGATTTCAAGTGGAGTGTATTCCTGAGTATCGTCGAATACCAACGGACTGCCACCTGTCGAGCCTTCACGCATCTTTTCAAAGTCCATACGGGCTTTTTTACGTGCTTCACCATTCAACTGAGCGCCTTTAAGTTTGATAATTCCACTTGAAAAACCATCACGGAAAAACTTAATCAAGGTATTCAGACCACCATTTTGCAAGCTAATTTCATCGCCTAACGATAGCAATGGAGATCGTCCTAAGATAGTGTCGTGACTAAAGAATTTCCAATGGATAACATCTTCTGCATCACATACAATCTCTTTGCCATTTAGACGGTCACGAAAAGTGTAAATCAATTCATGGTCATTGGTTTCTTCGACAGTCGTTTCAGACGGTCTAAAAAATTGAAATTCTAATGGTTTTCCACTTATTGGATCACGTAGAATACGAGAGAATGAGTTACCAGTCAAAATCGTATTGACTGTCATTGCAAACTTCCATTGCCTTGCTGATGTATTACTTGTGGATTTAACATTCAAAAGATAGTTCATATCTTCATCTTGTTCAATATTCCCCATTAAATCCTTTTTCAACAACGGAAAACGAGCAACATCACCAGCTATAATAGATACTGCAGTCAAGACATCGCTATTTTTTAATGCAGATATACCAGTATATTCAGGACTTGAATTACCAGAGATGACCGAAGAGATATAATCGTCATAAGATAGTTTTGACGAACCTAAAGATTGAAAAAAAGTCATTTATTTTCTCACCTCCTTTCTATTTTTGAGCATAAAAAAAGCACCTCACGGTGCTTTAGTAGATTAGTGTTCTTTTGTAAACAAATAAACTACTTTCATCATTTCTGAAATATTCGAAAGGATAATGTCTTTCTCCTCTTTCGATAACTCTCTGTCATAATGTTCAGCGTTCTTATAAAAATTAACTGTCTGATCCATTATGTCTTTCCCATTTTCAACAGCTCTTTTTTGCTCTTCTGTTGGCTTTTCGGTCAATTGGAGCATTTTATCTAATTGAAATGTGTATTGTGTTTTAACAATAATCATATCTGACCATGACACTGTTTCGCCTTTTTTTATAGCAGCAAAAGCTTTCATCCAAGCGTATTCATCCGAGATATCGACCTTGAACATTTCTCCATTTTTAGTAGATGTCGTTGATGTTGAAGACGAAGATGATGTAGTCTGTTCACTGCTCGAAACCTTCGTATAGATATCTTTATCCTTCGAACTATAATACAAATTATGCTTTGCTAATGCATTTGTCAATTCAACATAATGTGAATCGACTACAAAAACCATAATCATAAGAAAAAAAGAAAGAAATCCAAGCAACATGGTGGTCCAGAATAAAGGTTTTTTATAAAGTGGTTGTTCTGGTTGTTTTACTTGTTCTTTTGTCATGATATAACCTCCTGAAATCAGCTTATTATATCAAATTCTGTAAGGCTTTTCAAGGTTGTTTTGTTTTATCAATATACGCTCCGAGAAAACAAAGAATCAAGCCTGTGGCTATATATCCTATTACATCCCCAATCAAAAACAAACCGTAAATCAAAAACATTAAACCGATTAACAATAAAATTGTGTG